TTGTAAGGTTGCTGACTCTACGAAGTCCAGCATTGATTGATGCAAGGTATTTTTTATTATCACTTGTGTCAATCTTATAACCGCGCAATCTTAAATCATTTATAATTAACTCGTCAATCTTTATTGCTATCATAAGTAACGAAGACTTTTCAACTAAGTACTTCGCTGCGTATGCCGATTTCTTTAAAAAAGTTTTGGTATAGAAATTGAATTGGTGATTGTCGGTTGCCTCTGCATTGTCTTTTATTATTTGTAACCATGCTTCGTTATAATTTAAACCGCCCAGCAATTCAGTCTTACCACTATTAACAACTTCAATGAACAAACGAAATGGAATATTATGATAAGTCCAATTCGTCTTTAATTTTTTTAACGAAAGCAGGTAGTATGTGATCTTTAGCCAGCTCAGCAATTGCAACTTTATCAAGACCAAATATTGTTTCACCATAACGCTCTACTAACATATCTCTTTTATCATCTCCAGAGTTAAGCACTATTGGAAAACTTCCTGTGCGCTCAACATAAAACCCTTGATAGAAAAAACCTTGATCGTACAATCTAATCTTTCCACTCTTACGTGCGTATGGTGGCATATCGCTTCCATCGCTTTTCTTTCCTTCCCATAACATCGACTTGTTAGCCTCCGTTACTTCTGCCTCCAGATCATAAACAACTTCAAGCTGCAACACAGTCAAGTCCTTACCATACTGAACTTGCAAAGAAAGTAACTGCTGATGAAATTGTTTTAAGTTCATAAAAAGTAGGGCCGATTGCGCGGCCCTAGTTATTAAGGTACGTTTACTGTCAAAGTATTCTCTGCTTCGTAAGCCTCCACGCTGATGGATGCCGCAGGTACTAATGATAGAGTACCATCTACAAAGGAAGTTGAGGCCGTTAATGTATAACGCCCTGGCACAGTAGCTGACTCTGCTGCCGTCTTAGTCTGTGCTGCCCCTGCTGCTGTAAGCAACAAGAAATCAGCTGCAACTAACCCAGACAATGGTGAGTCATCACAAGACAACGCAACATCAACCACAATGGTAGAAGCACTTTCAGTTCCTACTTTAGTTAACGTTACATCAACAATCGCATTGAGTTCATTAACCAAGTCTCCGTCAATCATGATACCGTTTTTGTCCAGCTCAAGATGATCTTTAAGAACAAGATACACCGGAGTATAAGACGCAACACTACCATCACCAATCTTAAGTTTCTCAGTGTTGAGTAAACTCATTTTGAAACCACGAATATTTCCGCTGGTCATCTCTGTACCAATCAAAAAGTTTTTGCGGTCCCAAATGAATACACGATCACCTTTACCGCTGTGCGTGAACATTGCTTTGTGCAAGCAAAGGTTTTGGCTGATCATTACTCTCCACTTATACTTACCTTGATCAGCAACGAGGTCGCTCAATACCGATTCATCATAGGCTGCTTCTGTTGAAACATCCTCCACCTTATCAAACTCAGGCCACAAATAGATACGGGTACCGGGAGTCAACAAGAGTTTCGCTTGCCATACTGCCACATCAGCGGCTTCGGTAGGCGTTAACGAAAATCCTGGAGGCGTGGTAATCATACCCTTTGGCATGGATGGGAACTTGTTGCATCGAACAACTCCCAAATTCTTTTTAGTTACACACTCATCTGCCATTTTATATTAGCATTTATTGGTTGAATTAATTTTTAAATTCGTAATCTCAATACCATCTAACGGATCATTGAAAATTTGTTTTGAGTTTCCTTCCGGACCAGTGATACCGTAATAGTGCATATCAGTCTGTTCATGTGGCGGATACTTCTGATCTCCAGTCCACTCGAACAAGCCGGAGTTTCTTAACTGCTTAAGGAACTCTAAGTACAATGGATGAAGCACAGGACGAAAAATTTTATCCATGCGTAGCTCTTCCGTGTACTGTCCTTTGGTTAATGTTGCAATGATAATTTCCAAATTGAAATGCTGTCTACCATCTACCACATTAACAGTAGTAGGCAAACGCAAAGCGATCATTGGATATTTTTCTGTGCGGCTATTTAAACGTGTGGCAACTGATCTGCGATGACCGTAAATATATTTTACAGAGTCAACGCCTTCAATCGCGCTCACGTCCATTGCAGCAACAACAGTTCCAATATCATCAACAACATACCTCATAGACCGAAAGAGTTTATATAGCCTTGTGGCGTGTATAAGTGCTCTGGATAATCTGCTTCATTCACATAAAGAAAACCATACAAAGAATTCTCAATACAATAATGACCACCAGCTAACTCACTGAACTTATTAAAGGCATTGGAGATTCTGAAAGCAGGACTAATGTCCACACCATTTTCATTTGCGGCAACTACCATTCCGGCACCTGTGTGATTGTCGTACGTATCACGCACCCATGCTTGGTAGATATATGGTCGAAGCAATTCAGCCATACCAATCCATTCATAAGTTTTTTCTGCGTAAACATAATCAGCGCCAAAAAATAAATTTGCCCAAACGTTATCAGTTACCTCCACCCAGAAAGCAGAACCTTCAGCAGGTAGATTACTTGAACTACTTGTGTGTACTTGTAACGAGCGCCATAACTTTCTATTGTACGTGCGCTCATCATCAACTACATAATTGGTTGCAGTAACCCATGCTGTAAGCAATGCAAACTGATCTACCATCTCATCATAGAATGCTTTACCAAGCAACTTCTTTAAGATGTACGCTTCTTTTTCCAAAAGGTAAACACTAAGCTCTGACGCTATGGCTGTAGCTTCTGTAGTGCTTTCACCTATGTTAGGAATTTTATAAGGTAGTCTCTCGAAGTCGCTTGATAAAACAAACATAATATAATCCGTTAAATGATAATCAATTACTTGCTCCTATACAGACTCGCTCCAAAACTGGCTGCCATCGTGCCCGTACCAGTCCAACTTACTCGATAGTATTGGAAAGGTGCACCATTAAGTCGCCAATGATAAACGTTAGTTGCATCGGTAGCAGTAACAGTAGCAAGAGCGGTCTGAGTCTCAGCCGTGTTTAATGCCTTCCAGTTACTACCATCAACACTACCTTGAAGCGAAATCGTTCCGCCTACTGTACCACTGATCTTAGTTACGTTAACCTGAATCACTGTATTGGTATACGGCCCATCATTTTTCAACCTTGTTGTGGTTGATACATAATTGGTCGCAGTATTCGTAACAGTGTCAATAGTTAAGTTTGTTCCAAGTGGTTGGTAAAACGTTACTGCTTGAGCTTGAGCAACAACCGCAATGGCTACCAAAGCGATTGATAAAAGAATGTTATAAAACTTTTTCATCTTTATTTACTTTTTAGTTTTTACTTCATTCAATTATTAAGGAGTTTCGATGTTACCGATTGCAGTTGCAATGTTCGACACTTTGAAGAAACCGCCTTCATCAACAGTGCGGATCAACAACGCAGTGCGCTTGCGAGCTTTGATGGTCATGGTGTCCTTAGTGAACTGGTCGTCCACATAACCCATCTCCAATTCAATACCGCCATCTTCATAGATAGTACCATACTTAGAGTCAATCACAGCAAGAGTGTTGGCAGTTACTTGCGCACTTTCCACAACTCTCATTCCCATAACTGTCTCACCGTTTGGTCCAACGAATGGAGGTAACAGGTAATGACCATCAGTTCCTTTCAACACTTTATACTTAAAAATGTCAACTGGATTCATCAATACTGCGGTTGGTGAGTATTTCTTATTACCACCCATCATCGCGGAACGAAGCGCAGCAATCAAGTCATACACATTCGCGTTGTCAACAGACTGGTTGTAACTTCCAGCGCCAAACAATGTATCAGTTGCAGAAGTGTACAAACCTTTTAAGTTTGGCGCAACTCCAGAACCAGAATACAATTGGCTATCCTCTTTCAAAGTCATGTTGATATTCAAGAGACGATTGATTTCACCTTCGATAAAGTTCACATCGCGGAAAGCCTCCATAGTCACAGGAATAGAATCCATGATCTTGTAAAGGTTCAAAGAACGTTCAGTCCATGCCTGTACTGATTCAGGTGCCTCGGCTGCTTCTGCTTTCACATCAGCGTTACGCGTTGCAGTGCTTTCATCCACATACCGGATAACTCCGTTTGAATCAGGAGAGATTTGAACCGTACGGAACAATGACTTGATAACAGCATTCACATAATTAAGCTGACCGATGTCCGTCAAGCGCATTGCTTGAGTAGATGAACCAACAGCAGAACGCTCCACCAAAGTCTTACGAGCTACGTTAGCTGGCAAAACAATTTTGAAGGCAGCTTCACGTCCACTCTTTGCAATTGCTTGAATCTTTTCTTTGTTAGCATGAAGAACAGAGCCAAGTGTTTGCTCATCGTTCTTCTTACCTTCAAGGAAAGTGGTAAGCTCAAGACCTTGCTTTTCAATTGCCTCTTGTAATTTTTCAATTACCTTTGGATCAACTGAAACAGCCTTAAGTCTTTTTTCTAACTCGTCAGCAGTGATAACCTTTGATAAGGCTTCAGCCACTTCCGTTTTAATTACTGCTTTGGTTTTCTCACCAGCAGCTCCAAAGAGTTTCTCTAACTCCTTTTGAATTTCGTCATTCATTTCTTTTTTGTTTTGGTTTATAAAAAGTTATTTAAAATCGCGACCCTGTTCAATACGAATGGTGGTTGAACATTTTTTGGCTCAATGTCTTCGGACGGTTGAGTCTTGCCTAATGTTGGTGTCAATACATTAGACCCTTCAAGTACAGCAGAAGTTTCAAGCAAAGCAGCTTCACGTATTGCCCAGAAGTAACCCTTCTTCTCAGCTTCAGCCCGGTTGCCAACTTTACCAATAACTTCCTGCCATACTTTATATTCGTTTGGATATTCTTCTTCATCATTCACTGCGAGTGATACATTAATGTATCGCATCGCAACACTGTGCTGATCTATCTCACCATTGAGATAAGCATCATACACCTTTTCATTCATGCCACGCTTTACTTCAGACTCTAATACCAGTGCCGTGGTCATACCAGTCTTACCAAGACCAAGCTCGCGCCAAGAAATTTTCCGCTCAGTGTAGTTGAGTGCTTTACCTACTTTACTTAGCACAGAAAAGTTGTGATCATACAGGTGTGGTGCCGGGCGATTCTTACGTTGCTCGATGGAGTTGGAAAATATTCCTTCCAGATGCACATCACCATGCGAGTCAAGGTAGTTATAAGTGTTGGCAATGATCGTGCGCTTCAAGCTACCACCATCTTCATCGTCCTCATAGAGGTACTTACCCTTAGATACTTCAGGACTAAGTGATAAAGGATTGAAGCTAGTAGCATCAGCATGTTTCGTTGCTGCCTTCTTAGCATCAATCAACTCTGCCTTGTTAGCCACTAACCACTTGAATAACTCCTTGCCGGTGATGTTTGGTGTCTTCATTTCTTTACGATTTGTTTTTCGTCAATTTTTTTCGCGCGCTCTTTAATCTCCTTAGCAATGCTTTCCTTAATTTTCTTTTCCATACAATTTCTTGCGCTCTTTGCGCTTTGCGTTTGCTGCCTTAAGCATTGAGCCAAAGGAAGACAAACCTTTTTTCTTCGCAACAGATTTTACTGCGGCAACTTCATCTTGAGTATCCTCCACTACATCAGCAACAAACTCGTCTTGAGCCTTCACTGATTCTTTAGTAATTGTTTTTTTCTTTCCCATAATATTTTAGTTTTATATTTTAATTCCAAACTTTCTTACCTCGTTTTTATATTCTTCAATAGTCAACGCACCATCAACCATTGCCTTTGACATTGCATTGAATACCTGGTTCATTGCTTCACCACGCGACTTCAAATCTTCTTGGAAGATTGGCAGGTGCATGTAGTCCATTATCAATTTTGTTTTCGCGCCCTTACGATATTTATTATTAATACCGCTGATCCACTCATTAGCATCTGGTATAACTGTATCAACATATGCCCCCTTGCGTGCTTGCTTTTGATTCTCATAAGTACTACCAGCAGTGCGCACAAATAATTCTGATGGCATACCATACGCGTCAAGTATCTTATTGAAGTCTGCTTCAGTCTCTTGAAACAACCCCATCTTATCAGGGCTGATTGCCATTTGTTGCCAACGGAGATCAGCAGATGTTATGATAAGTTGACGCTGCCCATCCAGTCCACCATACTCCCGTGAATACTCTTCCTGTACGCGCTCTCGTTCACCAGGCTCTAGAGGTATCGCTCCAATCTTATCGCTCGTTGCATTACTGAGTATGCCTAACGCTCCTCTATTCTTTAGCAGCACACCACGCGTCTCATAAGCCATCTTAAGATTATTCAACGCAGGTGTTAACGCTTTCAACTTTGACTCTCCAGTCAAGTTCGTATTGTTATGATCGTAAACATTATCCATGTCGGCGCGATCATCATTGAAGTGGAGGATATTATTGTTAGGTATTTTCTTAAGTTGCCCGCGATAAGCTAGCTCATAGTAAAATGATTCAGGTGCTTCCACTTCAAAGAAGTATGGCTTGTCCTGATCATACTTAGGCTTAATCCAGTTTGATGGAATAGTATAGATAGCAGACTTCTTTACGAGTTCCATGTCCATACCAAATGGAAGTAACTCATATATATATTCATTACCAAAGATGCTCCTAAATATTTTTGTCTGGCGCAAAAACTCCTGACCATTCTGCATCCAGTTTGGGTTACGCAACTTCTGAACAAGTGGTGAATCAATCTCAGTGCCGTTATCATCCACCTCCTTTATTATACCATTACCAAACATACGTGCACTGGTAGATATAACTGCGTTGAGTTCTGGCAGCTCTAAGTATGCTTTGATGTATGACAGCTCTTCCCACGCGTTGTACTTAGACGCAACATAAAAATACTTACCACCTTCCTTCTTAACGCGAAAGAGGTTATTAAATGTTTGTACACCGTATTGCCAGATGTTCATATTATAAATTCTTTATGTATTCCTCGGCAGCATCTTTAGCAGCCCAGTACGCTTTTAATTTGTCCGAAGCACTTTCTACATCAGTTACTACAGCAGACTCCTTATCATACTCATTGATAGCATCAAGTAAGTCTTTAAGAATTTTGTGCGGCACTTCAATTACGTAATCCATAATATTTTTACTTAAGTAAAGTTTGACATAACTAAATACCGTGCTGCATCCCATGCGTGATCAATACCAATGAAGTCTTGCTCTTGCTTGATACCATTAATCACGCGATGCTTATAACTCGTTTGCTCTTTGCGCCACTCAGGGCAATCAACAATGTTGAGACGGTAGTTCTTAAGTAGTGATACACCATAAGCAACTGAGCCTGCTGGTTTGTTTACCCCATATACCTTGAAGCCCTTGCGTCTCAGATAACTAATATGTCCAGCACTAGCACTATCACCCCAAATAATTTCATTGCGCTTACCATGCGCGTCAATCAGATTTGCAATTTTGTCGGGCGCATCGCATGGCTCATAGAATAACTTTTTGAAGTATATATCTTTGCCTATGATACAGCCTTGAACTAATACGGTAGGATCAACGCTACCAAAGTCCATCGCATAAAATTGTTTCTCAACATTAGGATACTCAACATCTTTAATCCAGTTAACGTGTTGGAATACCAATCCCTCAGGTGCGCTGCGTAACCCCAACCCATATACATTCCACATGTAATCATCAGCAGTGCCGTTGATTATATTAGTAGGGTGTGGTCTGCGTTTAGAGGTAGGCAATTCGCGATCGTTAGGATCGGTAGGCTCATAGCCAAGTATCTTGCGCTTCTCCATATCGCTAACGTATGGGTTATCCAAGATCGTGGTCTTAATGAATCCAACATCGCTCCGCTTACACACCCTGTCATACACCCAATGCTCTGTTACCTTTGGGTTATAATCTTGCCACCAGAATCTGCGGCATCGTTGCTCGGACTGATCAAACACTTGTTGCGATACATCAAGTGATTCATTAATCCAAAAGTAATCGCATGATACACCATGATACACAGTATCGCTATCCGCACCAAGTAGGTTTATTTTATTCCCAAACAAATCAAAGCGCGCAACATCAGAGCGGTCAACGAAGGGTGATGAGATACCGAACATTGGCATACGTCTATTGAAGTCGTCATACAACGTAGTCTTAAATGACTTATATGTTTCTTTGATGATGTTGATTGTCGCGTTTGTTTCGACTGATGAGCACAACCATATAATAAAGTCAATGTCTGCCCACGTCTTACCACTACGAGATGAGCCTTCTTGCACAACGCCGGACTTACCAGCATTGAACTGATCAACTAAATATTGGAGATTGGGATTGATTACTATCTCACTCACCAGCTTTTGAGTTTGTTGAATGCTTTTACTATACACACAACCACTAAGCAATAGATAAAGACATAGAGCAAAAAATTTCCCATAGCTTTTCATTTTAGGATCTCTTGTGATCAAATCGAAACTCAATTAAATCGAATAGCTGATCCATCAGTCTTCATCTTTTGTTCCATAATACTCTAACATTTCTCTCATTGTAGGATAAGATTGTAATCTAATACAAGCCTGTGCTTCCTTTATTTCGTCAGTGAACATTACCTCTTTATACCATAACTCACCTTTTATTGAATGAGTGTTGTTCTCCGAATTCATACTAAAGAATCTCATCCCTTTATTTGGCATTAGTAGATGCTCTAGCACGACGTACTTTTTCTTTTCACTCATCACTCTTCAGAAGTATAAATGCGAACGTTTCCTCCATTAGTTTACTTGAGTAAAGTTTTATCAATCTTTTTTTGGTTTCGCAAACGGCATTAACTTACTAACTTCTTCACGCGCTTGAAGCACACCACTCACTTCAACTGATTGCTTCGGCTTACCATGCATACGATCAAGAATTAAATTTGCTGCTTGCACATTACCTTTCTTAATTGCTTGCTTATACATTGCTTCAAGTATCAATTCAACTTTTGAAACATCATCATCAGCGGTAACACCAAACACTTTTGTAAGCGCAACATTGAGTGACGGTAATTTCCGTGGACGGCCTTTAGGATTTCCGGATTGTCCTTTTTTCCATTCAGTTTTTTTACCAAGACTGGAAATATTTTTATTTTTATACCCTGATTTTTTTGCCATTCAGAATCACTTGTTTAACGCCAGTTTCCATTGAAACCGCCGGTTAATTCATTAATTTACACAATAAAAACGTGCCGGAAAAATATATTTTTTGCATAACTATGCATCCGCAAACATAGAAATTTGATTTTGTGCCACGTCTCGATAAGCATCCAAATTAAAAGTCAATACATCAGTTGATTGATCAGATATTGGACCTATGTAACGATACGATTTAGTAATTGATTCTTTTGCCATCTTAAACGTTGAAACTCCTGCCGCGCGCAATACATCATTTGTTCTTTTTGTTTGTTCAACATTATTGTTTTGACCAGTCATCGACCAATTTTTATTTCGTTCCATACCTTTAAACAATGCTGGATTTGATGTTTTAATGTGCAAAACTTTTTGATCTTTTAAATACAATGCACCAAAAAAATCCAATATGCCAAATCCAATACCTAAACCTTGATAATCTGGCAATATAACTAAACGAGTGACACGAAACGCGTTTTGTAAATGTCCGTGAGGTAACGGTAATATTGCCATAAAACCGACTGGCTTATCTTCCCATAAACAAATAAAACATTTTGCTGCCGCATTTAATTCTTCCGTCAAATAGTGATGCTGCTTGAATATTTTCCAACTTTCATATCTACATCGAAATATTTCCAATTTAATTTTCGGTCTTGCTTGCCGAAGTAAATCAGGTCTTTCGACCCGCCTCTTGTCTGGAGAATAAATCCAATCTGGTTTTAACCATTCCATAATATCAAAATGACATGATGCAAGAACAATTCGTTTATTAGTTGAACGAATATACTTTTGTAATGCATTAGACATAGCTTTAGCAACATTGCGATCTACTACCGAAGTATACTCATCAATTAATATAGGAAATTTTCCATCTGATTTGCCAACTTGAAACGCCAATGATGCGCGATATTGTTCTCCATTTGATAATGTATGAAATGGTCGCAACCAACATGGAACAGAAGATAAACCCATTGCTGATAATAACAATGTCGCTTCATGTGGTGAACAAAAATCAAAATTAGATATCAACGATTTGTTTAAATTAAATTTAGGCGTTTTAATTTCACCTAACGATTTTAACAACGTTGTCTTTCCACTACCGGATCCACCATATATAACACCAATTTGCCAATCGAACGAAGACACGTTTATTTTATTTTCAATTGTAACGTTTGTTTCCGTGCGTGATTGAATGTCAAACGCATCACATACATAATCTGTGTATTGATCACGTTTAATTTTATGTTTTAATTCTATTTTCATAAACTACTGTTTTAATTTACCAACTGTTTTTAATAACAAATCGCTCATCAATGCGGTAATTGTTATTCCTTTTTCTGCAGCCATAACTTTTAACTTGTGATGCTCTTCCGCACGAACATAAAGTGGAATTAATTTACTTTTTGACTTTTTCATTTTCATTTTTTTAAATGTTTAATTAAATATAATCAATTTTTTATTTCCGATCACGCCTTTGTTTTCGTTTAACAAATCGCATCGATTACATGGATTCATCGATTACAAATGATTTCAAAATCCTCTTAGCTTCTATATATATACTACTACTTCTTTTTTTTAAAGATAGAATGGTTTTAAATTTGTAATCCATGTAATCCATGATCGTTTCTCGAATGGTGGCCATCGATTACAAATTTTCATCGATTACAAAAATTTTGTCGTGTTTAGTTAAAGTGATGCTCTAGGTTGCAATCGCAACTCATCGCAACTCGTCAAAAATCGTCTTAAAATTTGTAATCGACATGAAATTTGTAATCGAATAATTTGGTTTTGTAATCGAGTTTTTACATCAAAATTTGATAGTGGCATAATAGTGGCATCATGTTTAAAATGGTACTTTTTCTTTTTCTTTTTTTGGTTTTAATACACCGTTTTTATTATTTGTTGGTGGTGCTTCATCATCCAAACTAAACAACGCAATTGGTACGTAATATGCGCTTGGATAACCTGGCATGGCTGTAAATTTATGTTCGTAAAATGTGCCATCACCTTTACCCAATCTTCGGGCGTTAATTGCAAGTAATCGTTCTTTAAATCGAGCTCGTGGCAGTTTATAATCAACGCCGAGCACATCGCGCGTAAATGATAAAAATAATTTGTGTAATTCACTCATTGTTTTTAGTTCAATGTGTGCATTCCATTTACGTGCTTTTATATCATCATTGAATTTTTCAACCATTGTTTTTTTATTGCTTTTGTCGTTCGATAATGGTATTGGATAAAATCGATATTCAATTGCGAATTGTAACAAATGGTCATTATCATCAATCGTCGCGCGCGTTGTTTCAATTGAATCAGCCGATTGCATTATTTCTCGCGCGGCATATACACGTTTATAGCCGGCAATTATTTTATTTAATATGTATGAACGATCTACGGTTAATTTTGCGTTCAATTGGCGATCTTGTTCCGATTCTGGAATTTGAACGTGCATGCTTATTATTAAAACGCGCCGCATTGCGCCCGCAACCGAATCAATGCGCGGCATTTCATTCATACATGTAATTAAACGTCCATAATTGTTGGTTGGATATGCATCTTTGTAAAAACGGCGGGCGAAACGCGTTTCTTTTGATACGATTGATTTCCAAATGTTGGATTCTTTTATCATGCGTGCTTCATGACAAACGCCAAGAATTTTGTTTTCGATGTTGAATAGCTCGAGATCAGCGTATTGCGGGTCTGTCAATCTTTCGAGATTAAAATTACCAATTGCATCACCAAACAATGCTTCCAACAATGTTAATAAAGTGGATTTGCCGTTTGCGCCGGATCCAAGTAAGATCAACGTTTTTTCAATTTTGATTTCATCGTTTGAAATAAAACAAGATCCGATATAATCAAATAACATGTCTTGAGTTGGTTTATCTGGCAAAACGCGATCAATGAATTTATCAAATTCGGCGCCGTTCGTAGTTTCCGGCAAATAATCATAATCTAATTTATATTCAAACGAATATTTGTCTGAATGTTGTTCCAATGATACATTGCCATCTTTGAATATTAAAACGCCATTGTTAACATTAAACGCGTTCGCTTCAATTTTAAATCTATGTTGTGTGCGGTCTTGTAAATCTTCCACCAATAAGTTACGCGTTTCAGGTAAACGTGCTACAGATTGATTCATACGCGACACGAGCGCGCAATCAGTTAAAAAATCACGTAACTCTTCATTGTATAATGGTTCCCAATGTGTGCCGTTATAACGATATGTTTGTTCTTTTACCGCGTGCGTGCGCAACAAAAAAGTTTTTTCAACATTATCAATAACCATTTGCACTTGTTTGTCCAATTTGTCCTTATTGCTAAAAATTATTTCAGGTAAATTAACTGGTTTGCCGCGCAATACAGCGTTGGTTATAACGTTTTCGCCATGTTGTTCTGCATACGTTTCATAAACACGTTCAATCGCATATTCAACTAATGGTTTGTTTTTATAATGAGAAGAATGTTTGCTGATTCGATCCATTTCAAAACTTTCCAATGCGCGTTCTAATGGCACGCCATTTGAATTTTGTTTACCGGCCCAACAAATTATATCATCATAATGAGCGCCGGTCGGATCGTTTAATTCATCAGGTAATGGTATTATTTTACCATCATATGGAATCAAAACGCGTTCCATGGTTGATGCTACGAATTTTTTTCTAATTGTCCATTCGATTGCATTTTTTCTAACACGAGCTTCTGTTGATAACGAAACAAAACGAATTTCATTTATTGAACTTACCGCGCGATCAACTATTAATGATTCATTGTTTTGGAAAAAATCACACAAGGCGCCAAAATATTCTTGATAATGTTCGTGCGATGGTGTCAACACTAATAAATAAAAACCAAGTCCACCACAAGAACGTTGCGCAATTGCAATCCATTTATATTTGTTGAATAGTTCGTCAATACGTTTATCGGTTACGCGTGCATCTTTGGAATCAAAATCAAGTTGAACCAAATTAGTAATTGTTGCAAGTTCATTTTTCATTGAACGTGGAACGCCTTTGCCGTAATCACCTGACGGTTGATAAGCCGGAATAAGTTTTTTTAATTCAGAATCTCCTTTTGTATCTTTTTTAGTTTTTGATTTACGAAACGTTTGAACAGCATCATCATAAGTATCTTCACTGGTTAAATTTAATAACGTTTCAGATCGTACTCGTATAAATCCTGTTCCATTTGGAGATTTTTTGTAAACACCAACCGGAATATTTAAATAATCGGTTTTAATTTCATGTTCAATTAACGATTTTGTTTTTTTCATTTCGTTACCTGTTAACAATTGTTAATTCATCGATTAATTCAGCACCCGGAATTTTTTCTCCTGATTTCAATGCCATTTTTAAAGCTTGTTCATCAATGATCCAAAATTTGTTTGGAATTTTTTTCTCATCAATGATATGTAATTTTTTTACAATCATTGTTCCGGATGGTCGTTCAACCACTTGTTCTCGTTTCGTTTGTATCGTTTCAATATTCGTCAATCGTTTGTCTGAATCGATGCGTTTTAATTCGTTTTGGCGTAAGATCGCCTGTTTATTCGCATACTTTGTCATTTCAACCTCGTAAACGTCACTGACGCGAGCCAGTAACGTGCGTGCGGGCGAAAACAACGTTTTTACTTCGTTCATTGCGACTTTTAACGGGTCAAGAATTGCACGTTGTTTTAATTCAACTTCCCTATCCATAGCACGAATCAATTTGTAATGTTCACGCGCGCGTTCATAATCATCAGCGGTAACAATAATTAATTGTTTGTCATAACGTTGTGCTGAGTGCATTGTAACTGCCAACGCGGCCGAAATTGAAACAACATCATTTTTAGTAGGAGTTGTTTTTTCGGTTTTCTTTACGGGATTAGATTTTTTCTTTGACATAATTTAAAAGTGTTATTAGTTCTTTATTTGCCGCCATCATTCGATCTGGATATTTTGAAACGCGATATGGAAAAACCGCATGCGTTATTTTTGAAATGCCTATATAATAAAAGTCTTCGCGATTCATTGCTTTTAAATATAAAGCCGCTTGGAGAAAATCCATTTGTTTTATAAATGCATCTCCGGAAATTAACGCAGTTGTTTTTAAGTCACCAATTAATTTGATTTTAGGTAAAATATCAATGTAACCGAAAACACGAACACCATTTATAATTTTATCAAATTCAACTTCAACTGCGGCACCTTTTAAAAGTCCGCTAGAAATTTTGTCTTCGTTTAATGCATTGACCATGGCATTAATGTTTTTTTCATGATCAGCATTCCATCTAGTTTTAGTTTTCGTTTTTTCCATCCAACGTGAATGAACTTCCGTGCCAATATCAAAATTAATATTAGCCGTGTAAGTTTTCATAGTGCCGTCGCGTAAATTTTTCAATGATGAAAAACTAACATAGCCGCGTTTCCGTATGTATTCAATAATCGGAATACGTTGTTTATCATACAACGCGAGAATGTTTTTATCTACCCCCATGATGTGGAAATTTTAGGTTCAACTATTACTATATTTTTATCCAATATTAATTCAGCCGCTCGTTCCATTTGATGTTTTAACTCCATGGACCATTTTTTGCTTTCTTTAGTAGAACATTCAGTGATGATTTCATCATGAACGCATAGCAAAATTTTTACTGTTTTAAACTGTTTAGCGGCTTCAAACGCATATACAAGCGCAAGTTTTAACATATCTCCACCAGTACCTTGCACCGGTGTATTATAACCTTGATTTCGTCTATGCCAATCTTCTTTTGAATTTTTTAAATTTCTATAACGATTAAATGGTGGCAATGTGTACGCTACGTGATGTCGTATTGCATACGCGCCATTAATTTGTAACCATTCGATTAGTGCTGGTGCTTCATCATTGTATTGATCAATGATATCTTGAGCATCATTTCGATCCATGCTCAATGATAATGCTAATGACTTGGCGGATTTACCGTATGGCAGACCAAAATTAAATTCTTTTGCTTTGGTTCTTATTTTATTATGCGCAACACATTTACAACGTTTTGGATACGTGCAATTTTTTTCGGTTCCTTTACGCCATTCATCAGGGAAAAATTTGGTAGCCATGATTGAATGAACATCTTTTCCAGATTTTATTGCATCAAGCCAAGTAACTTCGTTACTAGCGTATGCCATTATGCCAAGTTCCTGACCACTAAAGTCACCTGAAACCAAAACGTTTCCGGTTTCAGCAATAAATGCGCTTCGATGTTCGGTAGATTTAGGAATGTTTTGCATGTTAGGCATTGAGCTAGCATAACGACCTGTAGAAACAATTTGGCTCAATTCAGTATGAACGCGACCGTCCGCGGCAATTGTTGAACCATATTCAGTTTCCAACCATGATTCAGAATAAGTCGTTACATACATTTTAATGTTCCACAAATCCAACCACAAATCTAACCATTGATCTTTACCGCGTAAATAAGGAAGATCATCAAACGATTTTATTATAGGAAATATTTTTTTGACTTGAGCTGGTGATGTCCAATTTATTGGATCACGTTTTTCTACATGCATGGAATCAAACAAAACAGTTTGTGATTTGGTTTTTTTGGTAACGATTTCGCCAAAATGTTTATCTAATTTTGCTTTAATGTCGTTAAAACGTTTTTGATAATTAGTTGCTATTTCTAACCATCGTTTGCGATCAAATTTCATTCCATTAACGCGCATGTTATAAGTAACTATAGCGGTTTTATTTTCGAGTTCGCATAACGTTAAAAGATTCATTTTATCAGCATCAGTTAATTGCAATTTTTTTAATGCGTGCAAATGTTCAACATCTAAAGCAGCGTATATTAATTGTTCCACACTAAAGTTTTCGGTTTTCATACCGATAAAAGATTTTTGTGCCGTTTTATCTAAATCAGCAAGTTTGTATTTTGCCAAAACAGTTTTCAATGATGATGATGAAAATTCACCTTCGCCTTGGATTATTTGTGCAATCAATTTTGTATCAAAAATTTTTGCTATAAATATGCCGTAATGAACGGCAATCCAAGTGCAATCAAAAGTTGAATTGTGAATTATAAACGTGTGGTTTGGATCTTCAAGGAATGGTTTTAATGCTTTTATTTTTTGGATTTCACTGCCGCGTAATTGCGTTAACTTACCGTCTGGATTTCTTATTGTTATTAATAATACTTTTCCATGCCATGGTGATAAGCCAGTTGTTTCGATGTCAAGTGCAAATTCAAGATTTTTTGCCATGATGAGTAACGTTTAAAGTAGAAAAAGGCCCCGAACGAATCCGGAGCCTTTCAAAAAATTAAGTTTAAAAAATATTAAAATGGAACGCGTTTTCCTTTTTTCTTTGGTTCAGGCGCCGCTTCTTGTTCAGAAACAAACGGATCTTTACCTTGGAACATTAATTCCAAATCACATTCACGTTCATTGCTTGCCGCAAGAATATGTTTTGCAATTGGTTTTTTAGGCAATGGAGTCACAGCGTATTTTGTTTTTAACGATGTGCCTGTTTTTACCACTTTAATGTCGTAATCAGTTGGTGCACCCCAATCTTTATCCGAGTTTAAAGCGACTATTGCTTTGATTACGGACGCTTGAGTTATTTCCAAAATCTTTACTGAATCATCGGCATAATCAAAAACTTTTAACGCCCAAAAATGTTTTGGTGGATTTTCAGCATCAAAAAATTCGGTAGGTTTTTCTTCCGTGCGAATAGGTTTTTTATCTTGCCATTCAAGCCATCCCATTATTGGAGATGATAATGCGCGGAATTTATTGTCGCCCGCGGCAAATTTCATGTAATTGTTTGATGCAGATGGCGGTGTGTAATCTGCCGGAATAAAATTGCTCTTTGTCATTTTGTATTTTGTTAAATGTATTTTGTTATTCAGCTATTTTTGCAAGTTTTGCTGATAATTTTTCTTGGATGGCGTTTGATTTGTCAAGTGCCTTCTGAGCTTGTGCCAGTGCTTTCGTGTTGGCTTTTACGTTCTTACCGTTCTCCTTGATCGCGGTTTGAATTTCTTTTAACGTTAATTTCATTTGTTACGAATATAAAACCAAAATTTATATCCGCAACTATTTATTTTTCCATTTATTTAATTATCAAAACTATATATTATTCTAGTCATTTCGTACAGTTCACTATAATTAATACGATGCATAATTTTTTGAATCAACGCTTTGGCAAATTTTTGATCGCGTTTATAAACCCAAATAAATGCTTCTTGTTTATCATCGCGCAATTTTAAACCAAATTCAATATCATTTCGAATTAAAATTGATTCGATGTAGCATAATAAGTCAATGGATGAATTTCCCACGCGCATTAATTGAACGGCATTTTCCGGAAATTCTTTTACTGATTGATACATATTATTTTCGTTTAATCGGTTTTTTCTTTAATTTTTTCTTGATAACAATTGTCGGTTCACGTTCGACAGGAATTATTGTCATGCGTTCATAAAAATAATAAGTACCATTTTCAGTACGTTGAACAAGTCCTAAATTAATTCGTTTAGCTTCATCGGTTGGATTTAAAAATTTATGGTGTTCTTTTAACCAATACGCGCGACCATCTATTACAAGAATTAAAATGTATTTGTAATCATCAATTAAATCATTAATCGATTCAATTAATAAATTATTTTCCGGAATTGAACTAAACATTTTCATAGATTTGTAAACTGTTTTAACTTTGTTTTGAAATGATTTTGCAAGTTCATAACGTTCTATTTTTAACGCATTGGAATAATTAACAAATTTTCCGGGATATCTGAAACACGCTTTTTTAATTGCTAATTTTAAATTCAATGCGTTCACCTTGATTAACTTTTTTGAATTGTTAAACGTTGCCAATAAAAATGAATAAGTGTTATCCGACGGATTCATAAAAGTTTTGAACATGTTTATTAACACTAAATTTAGATTTTGTAATTGGAGATAGTAATGTGATGCCGTTCATTGAACGTGCTCGACTTAGCGCAACGTATAATTGACCAGCGGTAAAAATTTTAGCTGGATCAATGTTCACGTAGTCGTAAGATTGGCCTTGAGATTTGTGCATTGATATGGCCCATGCTGGTGTAAGTGGCAATTGTGTAAACGATGCATAAACTTCTAATTTCCATTTCAAAGTTTCTGGATTTTGTACTTTGCGCGAACGTTGAAACGTTTGAATGTAAACTCGTTTTCCGTTTTCGCTTCGTACAAAATTTTTATTCAAATCAGCAAGTTTTAAAATATCACCATTAACTAAGGTTGTGGTTTGCGGTTCCTCATTATTTGGATCTCGATCTGCATTATTTTTTCTTACCATGCATTGAGCACCTTGTTTTAATGTAATATATGCCGGCAATGGATACAACGTTTCTGGCCAATCACCTTCGACCAGTGCAGAATACACAAGAGGCGCGCCAGTTAAACGATCCATTTCATTTCGATTGATTATATCACTTTCTTTATTGGTTGCGGTTAGTGTCAATGCTAATGGTCTTGGTGCGCCTATTAACGCGTTAAAATCATTAATTATTGAGGTAGACGCGTTTCCAAAGCGGATATCGTTCAAAATTGACATAAAATGCAAGTCATCCTTTTGACGTAACACTTCCACGAGTTCGTAAATGTTTAACGCGGATAAATCAAATGACTTGGCATCAAATGCAAACTCTGATTTGTATTCCGCTTGTTTTAATTCATTCCGCGCAATCGCATTAACAACGGGCGCAAGTTGGCAAAAATCGCCTACCATTATTATTTGAACGCCACCAAACGGTTCTGGATGATCGCGTTCATCATTGCCACGAAAATAACGCAATACGCGATCTATATAATCCAAAACATCAGCACGCACCATACTTATTTCGTCAATGATCAAAGATTTGACGGTTGATAAATGCATTAAATGTTTTTTTTCCGGTATTGACATTGTTTCAGGTATTATTCCATTTTCAATGATTGGAATTTTGAATATCGAATGTAATGTTTTTCCTCCAATGTTAATAGCCGCCAAGCCTGTTGGTGCCGAAACCGTATAATATTTTTCTCCAGTTTCAACCAACGCATTTATTAAAACCGATTTGCCAACGCCAGGTTTTCCGAGTATCAAAAAATTTTCATTGGACGTTTCAATGTGATCGAAAATTTTTTGTTGATGTTTGGTTAATTTCATTTTGTAGTGAATTAAAAGAACCGAAAACGCATTTGGCATTTTCGGTTCTTTGGTGAATGTTAAACCATTATTTTATTTTTTCCATTTAACAACATCGCCTTTGACAATGAATTCATCGTGAGCACGAACTATTGATAGTTGACGCGTTGCTGTTTTAGGTTCATATTCCATTTTTATAAATTTTTGGTAAATAGCATCCAACGTGGTTGCTTTTTCTTTTACCATGTCAATAATCCATTTGATTGGTTTCTTTTTCTTTGATACCGGTTTGTTCGTTGATTTCGCGGTTGATTTTGTTGCGGTTTTCGTCGCTGGTTTCATCGTTGCTTTTGCAACAATTTTTTTGGATGTTGATTTTGCTTTTGGTTTTTTCATGATTTCAGTTTTTGATTGTTTTTTAATTTTTTTAGTTTTCATTTCGGGTTCTAATTCTGGAATTTCTATTGGTGCATCATCTTCTGGACCATCATTTTCAGGATCATCAATGATTGCAACAATTGATTTTTTCTTAACTTGTTTTACCACTTTAGCATTTCTGGAACTTTCAAAATCTTCAGCCTTTTTTGCTTTTGCAATAATTTTTGTAGTTGTTGGTTCGTCCACAACTTTCGTACCATTATTAAATAATAGATACGCGTTTGCATTGCGGCCCAACTCAAGATCAAAATCACCATCATGTTCCATAATTGAAACATAACCTTTGACACGTGATACTTTTGCTGCTTCTACTTTTGCTTCGGTTAACGAAACTCCTTTTAATAAATTGTTCATAATTGTTTTTTGTTTTGGTTTATAAATTTGACTTTTAAGTTCTGAAGTATTTTCTATTGATGTTAATTTCCATACGCGGTTAATTCTACGGCGCATTTTTATTGTAGTATCAAATAAGACACCGTTACGAACGCCAATCCAATGTTTTGATGTGCCAATTATAAATGTTCCGTGCAATTGTGAAAAATTGGACAATGTTCCACGCGTTAAATCAGCACGCGATTCAAAGTTATAAATTTTATCATCAATTTTTAACGATGTTAATGAACCATGATTGTTATTCATGAATCTATAGGTCGCTGTACCAACGCGATCATTTTTTCTATAACCGTTTTGTTTTAACCATTTGTTAGTAGTTTCAAATGATAATTGAGTTGCAACGGATAACGCATGTGGCACGCATGAATTTTTTTGGCCTTCGATGCGCGCCAATTGTGAGCATGTAAGTTTCATTGATTTCAGAATTTTAAATATATAAAATTTTTAAATTAAAACATATTTTATTTTTCCACGAGTGTCAACAAGTGCAAAACCATTGTACATGTTCATAAATGTTTTAGCTTCGTTTTGATTTTCGGAACTTGTGTTAGTAATTTTATAAACCCGCCTGGCAGGAAATCTCGTTATGTGTTTAAACTCAACCATATTTATTTTGTTTGCGCGCCGGTTTTAGGAAAAAATCCGTTGCAGTAACATACTTGATAATTTTTTCTTTGCAATAATCCAAAAACGTTCTTAACGTTTCGAAATCTTCGCCGTAAATTTTACGAGGTGGAAACTGATGATCGTGACCATAGTACCTTCGTTTGTCATATTGTGGACTTAGTGGGCTGCTCATATCATTTTTGCGGCTTGCGCTTTAAACATTTTTGAATCAGTTTTACCAAGTTCAACTTTTACACGCTCAACTAACTGAGCAATGGAATAACGCCTAGGGTAGTTCTCATCAAGTAAAGAACAAAGATGTGCTTTCCAATAAAGTAATAGACTAGAGGTCATAAAGTAACCAGCTGCGCGGTCTTGCGCAAACTGGTCGATGATGTATTGTGGTGGAAGTAGCTCTTTCATAACGTTACTTGGTTTTATTAGCTTCAATAGCAACAATCATTTCGTTCTCAGATTCAACTGCATCAAGCAGGTAATTAATATCCTCTACTAAGTCGAACATTGTTTGATACTTCCATATCGAAGCATCTCTATGAGCTGTACTGGTGGAACTTTCAAACACATTGTACTTACGTCCTAAGAATTCTTTGCATACTTTTAAGTAATGCTCAAGAACTTTCATCGTGTTCGTACCAGCTTCAATGTCGGTGTTGATAGCTTGTATATAGTCTAATCTCACCGAGGCTTTGTAAAGGTCCTCCATAACCCATGGAAGTTCGTGAGCTACGTTCTTGGTAAGTCTTTCAATTAGTTGCTCCTTAGTTAAGGATAAAGAGTTGATTTTGTTTTCGAGGATTCTTTTTGCGCTTTTCATAATGAATGTTCATTTAATTGTTTTACTAATAGTTTTCTATTCGTCTTGCGTATTGCAGCAAGTATAAACTTCCGTAGCTGCTTTGGTGTAAACGTTAAACCGTTGAGGTATGCGAACATCTCAACGCTATGTAAATTACCCGCTCCGATATGGAGCAGGTAACTTGTGATGAATTGGAGAGTGCTCATTACTTTATTATAGTTATTTTAATCTGGCCATTATAAATTGACATTCTCCAATCCTCATGATTAAGGTGTACTAATGGTAGTACATTGTAGGCTTGCGCAAAGTCAAATGTGTGAGATGTTGAAACACATTCTTTGTTTGCTTTTCTGAAATTAGAAATTTCTTTGTAGGTTTTTTCTGCGCTGCTCATATAGAGTATGTTTTGGTTTCATCCTTCTGGGAATCATCAGTAGAGCGAAGAAGCTCTATACCTTTCCGGCAAGGGTAGGTTCCTGCCGTTTTTTGCTCCATCATCATGCACGTACTTATTTTATTTCCGCTACCCTTAAACAAATGCACTCATTTATTGAACTTCGCCGGTTATCCGGTGCCTCGTTCGGGCTGATTTGGTTCCACGCATCTCCGACTGTGGCGGATGTTGTTCGTGTGAGATTTCGCGTCCTGCTCGCGTGATGTACTTTTGTTTGCGCCTTCGCTGGTTAACCAGTTCCTCGACCAGTGGGAGTATTCAACACATGACCCACTTTGACATCACAAATATATCTATTCCAACCACATTTATACATATTAACATAAATAAATAATAATTTAATTACATTCAATTGATTATCAAACGATTACGCGACATTTTAACAACGTTGTTTTTGACGTTTTTACGCGTATTTAACGCACGTTATTGATTATCAAGTAGTTACAAAATGCGGAATAATTTGATTTTTTATGTCAATTTATTTGCATATATTTATCTAATTATACATAAAACCAAATAATATGAAACGAACAGTAATCAACATCTCGGAACAAGCACACGCGTTGTTAAAAAAACATTGTAACACAAATGGCTTGCGCGCAGGATTTTTTGTAGATCAATTAATCATTAAATCATTAACAGAAATTAAAAAACCTAAAACAGAAAAGTTATGACAAACACGGAAGAAAATTATTGTTATTATTCCAAACATTTTAATATTGTTTGTGAAAAAGAAAAACAACAAAAAGAAATGCCGGAAACTTATCGATTAACAGCATTACTTAATCCGGGACCTTTGCGCGATGATGGACCGATAAGTTTAGAAGTTGTCACCAACATCAGTGAAATTGGTTTGGATGATGCGTTTGAATTATTAAAAGAAAAAATTTATTTAACTTTAGATGTATGAAAAAGAAATCAATAACTGAATGGACAAAAAAACAAAAGGAAATGATTTTGGATGCATTGTTGCTCAACAAATCAACAAAAGATTCCGAACTTATAAAATTCGGAATCGTTGATAAGCAAGGACGAATAACATTAAAGGGCGAAAGCATTGGACGGCACATTGCAGCGGAAAAGCATCCTGAATGGAACCTTTAATTTATATTGATACACGCGAACAAATGCCGATTGAGTTCACGCGCTCAATCAATATTAAGTTAATCGTCGGTGACTACACAACAAAGAAACATTTTAATAAGTTACATTTGGAAAGAAAGTCACCGGCAGATTTGTACGGTACAATTTTATCTGGTCATAAACGTTTTCACAAAGAACTTCGCCGTGCGTTCGAAAATCAAATTGGGTTGATCATGATAATAGAATGCACCGAAGAAAAGTTTTATTCAATGCGATGGCGTGGTGGCAAATATTGTAAAGTAAAACCGGAAACACTGAAAAAAATTATTGAAACAATTAAAGAACGTTATCGACTTAATTTTATTTGGTGCACTAATCGTAAAAAGATGAAGTTTGTAATCTTAAAACTATTAAAATAAATAACATGCAGAACAATCAAATCAAATGGCATGCCGTAAGCGGCGAGTGTGTAAGTTACAGTCATCAACATAACTTTTTTATTGTTGATTATCCAGATGGTAAATTTATTACCGTGCAAAGTACTGTTGAAAAAATGCTACAACGTTATCCAAAGAAAATATGGAAGAGCTAATTGAAAGACGCTACTGGCTCATGGGAGACTTGGAAAAACTTTTTAACAAGTCAGGGAGCGCGATAAGATATTACTGTAAGTATTTTAATATCACTCCTATGCGATCTGTTAACCATTACAGACGATTCACCAGAGCAGAAGTGGATAAGCTGGCTAATATTATGGCATACATTGAACAGGGTTATCATCTTAAAGCAATAAAGAATAAAATATGATTAAGTCAGACAAAGCAAAAATTAGAATGCTAAAGAAAGCACTTGAGGCAGCTCATGAACATTTGCGATACACAGGTTACGGAGACTCGTGGGAAAGAGAGGGTTGGCAAAAGTTAGATAAACAAATATTGAAAGCCCTTAACCAAAAATAAACTGCAATGGAAAATTTCAAAACCTACGCACTCATCTTGTTTCTAGGCATTCAAGTAGGTGTGCTCATTACTGGAATACTTTGGGCACTAAGTAATGGCAATGAATTGAAAAATGTAACTAATAAACTGAAAAGAAATGGAAGAGATAAAGGAGAAGTTTGAAGCATTGATAGAGGGTACTGACGACCAACTTGGAATACGTAACTGCTTAGACCATTATTATCAGGACTCGTTCAACCATGAAATTGAAGAACTTAAAAAACTAATTGATGATGAAATCGCAAGACAAAATAAAACTACCAAGTAAAGGTAACGTAGTCATCATCGGCTACGCTGCTACTGGTAAGACAACATTCTCCAACACTCTCCAGTTTGATGGCAGCTTATACCATACTGATGACTACCTGAAATACGGCTCAGTTGAATCGCTTTACGCTCTTATGGAAGAGCTGGTGAAGGATACCAACCCGCTGAAAGTTATTGAAGGTATTGGAGGGTATAGGTTGCTTCGTAAAGGTTTACAAACGCAATCCTTTTATGCTGATTTAATTATTATATGTACAGCCACAGCAGAAGTAAGGCATGACCGTATCAAAGCACGTGGTAAAAATATTCAAGCAACTTTTAATTTTGATCACGGCTGTGATAAAGTATGGAATGACTATGAACAGTTAGGAAAATGGGAAGAGTATCAACCAAAAATTATAACTTATGATTCATCCAGAAACTAAAAAAGCCTTTCTCATCGCGCTCGCTGGCGCTGTGGTATTGGTAGGAATTATTTTGTTTATTGCTTGGATACTGATAAACTTGTTACAGTCATGAAAACATTTGATCAGTGTAAAGATGAAGTGGCTAAGAAATATGATTACATTAATTGGGCACATTTCTCAACCGACTACTATGCATATCAAGAAAAAGTATTATCGTGGTTAGATGAAGCAGCCGAACTTTACGCCCAAGAGGTAGCGAAGGATGCATGGGATAGAGCGTGTGAAGCTATGGTTAAATCTGAGTCTGTAGAAAGCATCAGTTTAAAGATACAGCAATTAGCAGCCGATTTGATTAATGATGGCCAAAAGCCATATATCGCAAGCCCTATTTATGTTCGGTACATGAGAACAGTAATTGAATCGTTTGAACAGGAGCTATCTATCTGTAGAATTAAACCACCCTATCAACCTAACCAAGAAAAGCCATGAAACAAAAGACAGCGATTAGACAACTGATTGATTATCTGAAAGATGATATTAAGAAGTATGAAGAGTTTAATAATGGGGAAATGAATGTAACGGCACGTCTTGCTTTGCAAAAAGCCAAAGAACTTGAATCTGTAAACGAACAGCAGATTAAGGATGCACATATTCAAGGGATTAATAAAATTTTAATTTCGGTAAAGCACAGCGAATCCGCAGATCAATACTTCAACGAAACATTTGAAAAGCCATGAAAGAAGAACTACGTGATTTAAAATTTTATGAGAATAATGCAATGGATGATTTTGCAAATACGCCCATTAGTGTACTTAGATATATCACAGAACTTGAATCCAAACTCGAAGCTAAAGACAAGGAGTGCGCAGCCAAGATTGCGGCAGGCGAAAGGTTACGAATGGAAGATGCTATGTCAGCTATCAATGAAGCTAACGGCTTACGTGAAAAGATTAAAGAACAAGAACTAATCATCTACGGGATTGAAGAAGGTGCCGAACAATGGAAATCGTTGTGTGCTGACAAAGACAAGGAGATAGCTGAGTTGAAAGAGTGGAACCTTGCAGCAGCGAATAAATTGGTAGAGGTTGGTAATGCTTGTGGAATTTTAAGTAATGAAATCGCTGACCTCAAAGCAAAGCTGGAAGCGGCTGAAAATGTACAAACAAGTAATCCGAACAAATTAGGGTATGTAATGTCCAGCAATTTATCAACCGATGAAATGAATAAGCATTGGGTAAACCTATGGCAACAGATTGAAATATGGTACGGTGATCCTAAGAAATCAGAAACCTGCGAACGGCTTTTGAAAAGACTGCAAAGTATTTACAGTATTAACCTCAATAAATGAAATATCTTCTACTCCTCATCCTTCTATCCGGTTGTGCTTCATCTAAACCAAGTAAGCAGTACAATGGTAGCGTTGATGACCGCTTACGCCAAAGGAATGAAACAGTAAAGCATTAACGTTTCTTCCTTTTACTCACCACAAAACTTTCCTGAGCCTCCAGCCTGATTAACTTATTCGGGCTGGTGGTTTCTCTATACCATTTCTTTTTACCTAGAAACCATTTACGCTCCCAGTAGTCAATGTAATTTATTGGTACGCGAATGTCAAAGCGTGGAGTATCAATTACCTTCGCTTCAATATCGTTGTACTGATCCTTAAGTTTAAACGTAAACACTTTAATACTATCAGGGCATGGCTCAAACGTTTCCACCATTGGTAT